CACCGGCACTGCGGGGGCCCTAACGGGCTCGTCCCCATGTACACCTGCCAGCGCTGCCACCAAGACTCCAAGGACCCAGCAGCCCTATCCCTGGTCCGCAACGTCGAGACCGGACGGAAACACTGGCTCTGCCTCCCGTGCAGGCAAGCCGTCAGGCAACAAGACAGACTCACCGAAGGGCCAGAGTTGCCCAACTGGCAACCAGCTTGGAGGCGCGCCGCAGGATGACCAAGCAGAACCGAGAGTTCCAAGCCCGCCGCATCCGAGCCCTGCTGACCAAACCAGGTCAACTCCTGACCGTCACCCTCCAACACGGCAACGCCTACAACCTCGAAATCGACAACCCGCTCCCGCCCGGAGCAGGTGACGCGTCCCTCGTCTCAGGTTGGATCATCGGAACCGGCCAGCGACTCACCGTCCGACTCGACAGCATCATCGGCGCAGTCGTCTACAACCAGCCGTACCGCAGACACGCAGAAGAGTCCGGCCGTATGCGCAGACTGGTCACCAAGCCAGCCTGAAGAAGAGAACGTGAATCACCGGGAGTCGGCGGTACAGGACAAGGGGCTAAACCCCAAGGCTTCTGTCAGCGCACACCCACGCGCGAACAAGCACTATTAGACAAGATTTGTGCCAACTTGTCAAGTCTCCAGTGTGTCGCGCTCCAAGCGCTGGATATCACTGAGTGGCACTTAGGCAGTACCGCACGATTCTTGTGCACATGGTGCCACCGATACCGACAGATTGGCCCCATCGGTGCAAGCTGACATCGGTGCCCATATGGCCCCCAAGCAAGGCCCAATTGGTCATACGTGACCATACGTTTTTGCGAACACACAAAGACCGATTATGAGCGCCGCAAGCAAAGCCCGGCGGAGAGCCCAGAAGCTGACCACCGCACAACGCGATAAGCGGGTGCTGGAGATGGCGCTCAGTGGTGCCACTTGGCAGGCCATCAGCGATGAGTTGAAGTTTGGCGGCCCGAGCAACGCTTTGCGGGCCTGGAAGCGAATCATCATCACCGAAGGGCCAACGGAGTCCTCTAAGGACGAGGCTCGTACCGTCGCGCAGATGCGGATGAACGCTCTGCTGCTTGCGGTCTGGCCCGAGGCGATCAAGGGGTCTCTCCCGCATTGGGAGAAGGCTCAGCGGGCGTTGGAGAAGTACATCACCTTCTGGGGCCTGGATGCTCCGAAGCAGCAGCAGAACACTGATGTCCATCTGGACGTCGACCCGACGACGTTGACCGATGAGCAGATCGAGCAACTCTCGCGGGGCATCATCCCTGCTGCGCTTGCAGGCAGCCGCCGAGATGGAGAGGCGTCGAAGGCTGAGGGACAGGAGTCGAATCCGGGCGGAGAAGAGCCGCCTGGAGACATGGGCGACTGACTACGATGCGTTCTGCCGAGCCGTTGACGTCACCACGAAGTCTGGTGCCCGGGTTCGCTTCGAGCCCAACGCCATCCAGCGCAAGTACATGGCGGAGCGGACGCAGCGCGACATTGCGCTGAAGGCCCGCCAGATTGGATTCACCACCGAAGAGGTCATCCGGGACGTCTGGTTCTTCCTGACCAAGCCCGGCGCGAACGTCGCTGTCTTCGTCCAGGTCGACCCTGACCGGCAGTCACTCAAGAAGGTCTGCGCGCAGATCTCCCTCATCTTCGACGCGCTCAAGACCGAAGGCGTTCACCTCGACTTCGGCAGCGAGACCACCACCGAGTGGACGTTGCCAAGCCGCAACGCATCCCTTCGTGTGGTCGAGGCAGCCGGCACCGAAGAGGCCGCAAAGAAGCAGGGCCGCGGCGCGACGTACCAGCGCGTCCACATCACCGAGCTGGCGTTCTACGCCTTCGCGACGGACTTCCTCAACGGCATCCTAGAGACGGTGGCTGCCCCGGAGTACGGGACGGAGATCGTCATCGAGAGCACGCCGAACGGCGTCGGCGGAGCGGGCGCGGCCTACTACCGGCTGTTCATGAACGCGGCCCGCGCAGGGTACCGCGCGCACTTCTACCCCTGGTTTGAGCAACAGGAATACCGGACGGCACTCGCAGAGGGTGAGACGGTAACGCCTGAGACGGACCGCGAGCACCACCTCGTCCGCCGCTTCAACATCAGCCAAGAGCAGCTCAAGTGGTACCGCGCGAAGGTCGCCGAGAAGGGTCAAGACCTCGTAGACCAAGAGTACCCGTCTGACCCGCAGACGTGCTTCCTCAGCAGCGGGCGCCGGTACTTCGACAAGGCCAGGACGACGGAGCTGTTGCTCGGCGCGTCCGACCCCATCCACTCCGAGGAAGTCGGGCGCGAGGGCAGCCAAGGCGTCCTTCGCATCTGGAAGGACCCAACACCGGGCGAACAGTACCTGGTGGCCATCGACCCTTCCGAGGGCGTAGGCGGAGACCCTGGCGTTGCCGGCGTCTTCAGTCGGAGAACCGGGGAGCATGTCGCGACCCTGAGCGGTCAGTTCTCGACATGGGAGATCGCGCGCCTCTGCCGCGGCCCAGACAAGCTCGACAAGGACATGAAGCCGGAGAAGGACTACGGTCCTCCAGGCCTCGCAGCGGTCTACAACAACGCGCTGGTCGCGGTAGAGCGCAACAACCACGGCCACGCCGTCCTGCAAGCCTTCGAGCGCGCATTCACCCAGACAAGGGTCTACGAAGCACGAGATGGGAAGCCTGGCTGGCTGAACAGTCCAACGTCCCGGTCGTCCGCGCTCCAAGCCTTGCACGAGGCCCACCGGACGAAAGCATGGTCGACACCTGACGCGGAGAGCCTCCAGGAGATTCGCGACTTCGTGGTGACGGAGAAGGGCAAGGCGCAGGCCGAGTCCGGCTCACATGACGACCACGTCCTGATGCACGCCATCGCACTCGACGTCCTGACACACGTCCGATGGAAGCCCCCGAGCGGCGACCGAAAACCACCGCCGCCTGACGGCTCCCGCTGGGGAGACCAGCGAGGATTCTAGACCGAATGTCCGCACTCACCCGCATCGCATGGCAGGCCGCGAAGGCCATCGGCTTTGCGCCAGCAATCTATCAGCGGGCAAGGCTGTCCCAGTCCGCGATGGTTGGGAGGGCAATCCCCGACCTTGCGCTATGGCATCAGTTCCAGCGCATTGGCGGAGCCATCACTCCCACGCAAGTCTCCACCATCCTCCGAGAGGCGGACGCTGGCGACATGACGCGGCTGATGGACCTCGGCAACGATGCGAGGCAGAAGGACGGTCATCTACAGGCAATCCTCTCTCAGGCAGAGGAGGGCATTGCTGGGCTCGATTGGCAGTTGCGTCTACCTGACGGTGCCAAGGCGCGAGACAAGCGCGCGGCGAAGGTTGCAGAGTCGTACCTTCGGTCGGCGAAGAACTTCCAGCGGATGATCTCGCATCAAGCGGGAGCCATCTACTACGGAAGGGCCATCACCGAGACTGCGTGGCAGAAGCGAGACGGCTTCCTTGTCCCCGGCGACTTCGTCAACCATGCGGCTCGGCGGTTCGTCTTCCGGCAAAGCGACGGCAAGCTTGTATGGAAAGACCCCGGGATGGTCGAGGTGGACTTCCTCGAAGAGTTCCCCGGCAAGTTCATCGTCTCTCAGCCACGGGTCAACGGCGACGTTCCGTGTCGGGAGGGACTCATTCGCGTGCTCGTTTGGGCTGCGATGTTCCGCAACTGGGACCTCACCGACTGGCTCCGCACCGGCGAGGCGTCTTGGAAGCCATGGCGCATCGGCTACCACGACCCAAAGGCCAACGATGAGGACAAGGAATCGCTGGAGGCTGCACTGTCGCAACTGACGACAAGCGGCTACGCGATGTTGCCGAAGTCCACCGAGATGAAGATTGAGTGGCCCGGCGGGACATCTCAAAGCTCCAAGTCGACGCACTCGGAGCTGTTCAATGTCATCGCTCAGGAGATGAGTAAGGCCGTGCTCGGGCAGACCGAGACGGTACAATCCTCAAGCAGCAGCGGCTACGCGCAAGCGAAGGTGCATGAGCGCGTTGGCGGAACTCTCCTCAAGTCCCGCGCCAAGTCTGTAGCTGCGGACATCACTCGTGACCTTGTTCAGCCGTTCATCGAATGGAACTTCGGCAAGGGCTACGAGGTGCCCCGGTTCGAGTTCATCACTCAGGACCCGGTCGACATCGGCGGGTTCGCTGACGCCATCAGCAAGCTCGTCGGCTCCGGCCTGAACATCTCCCAGGAATGGGTGCGTGACCAGATTGGCGCACCAGAGCCCATCGATGGTCAGGACGTGATGGGGGCAGACGTTGACCCAGCAGCGGAGCAGGAAGCCCCAGAGGCGCCGCAGAGCAAGCCCGAGCCCCCTCCTGAAGAGGGAGAGCCGGAAGACGACGAAGACGCGGCCTAGCGCCGTTTAGGAGGTGTGAATGGCGTACGACATCGAGACCAAGCCGGTTCAGGCCTACGGGCTGAACGTG